GTTGTATGCTTCACTGCCACTTCATCAGTCACATCGGAATATTCAGCCGCGAAACCTTCAATGAACTGCCACAAATCTGCACTTGTAGTGGCATCCCTCTCCACATCGCGCCATAAGTCAGAAATCAAATTGACAATATGACCGATTTGTTCCTGCTTCATACTCATGTCAATATGCTTTTCAATAGCAGCACGACATGGATGATTGCGGTAACCAGCTTTTCGCATTTCACCAACGATGGCGAAAGCATTGCCATTCAGATTACGGTCAAACGATTCCGCATCCAATGAATGAATATACTTGTAACGCGAAGCTTCACTAAACACAGCACCCAATGCCGCACCGTTCAAGGTCAATCCACATTTGCCAGCAGCGTCATGAGGTGCATGACGGTTGTTGATATCAAAATTCAACACACCCTGTTGCACATTCACAATCAACGACGTAGCAACAACAGACCTAAGCTTACTCGGCTTAGTCAATAACTTCGCCTTCGGCACCACTTGTGACTTCGGGAAAGCATGCGCCAAGCTAGGATACCACTCACCGGTTTGAAACGGGAGTAACGCCATCTGAGCTATGGGACGCAACCACCGTTCCGTCCTCAACTCACTACGTTTCCTCAACGGTTTGTCAAAACCCACAAACGGCAATCCAGCGGAAAAATTCTTGTGTTTCATGAAATGTGAAACCAGCTTCTTGGGATCAGCAACACGAGCATCAAGATACAATTCAGGGCACTGGTTAATGATTGTTTCCGAAACAGCAACAATATCATCGTCTAGCAATGCGTCAGCTGTTCTTGAATAAGTGTAACTAGCAAGTGAATTAATCATGATCTCCTTGCATGCCAGCACTATACCATCAATGCCATCAACGCCGCCGGCTTCAAGCCCTCTCGCTTTCAATAGCAAATCTACATGAGGGTTGCGATTCACACGGCGACAAAACTGATTGACATTAACATCACGTTTTCCAAAGAGTGACAAATTCTCAAGGTAATGGCCCAATGTTTTGTCATAATCGACATCAACAAACCGTGGGTTCTCATGAATCACAGTATCCAACTCAAGCACCCTATTCGATCGCAAATGTTGTTGAACGGGAGCCCAAGCACCTTTTCGACTTCGTTTTCCGTAACTGAAAATTTCCAGAATACGTTCGATTTCGGCAATCGTCTTGCAATCACTAAGACTTGCAACACCAGACAACAACAGAACCTCTAATGATGACGCAAGTTTAATAAGGCGCGCAAGAAAAGCGTCTCGGTTGAAATACAACATCTGCGACAAAGCGGTTCGAGTATTACCACATCCATACATTTGCGATACAAGAGGTGTAAGGTCAATAGGCTTGTCACCATAATAACAACATCCATCCGATTTCTGCGAGACAACAGCCCAAGGTTCAAGAGGCATGCCTAAAGACAAGGCTTTTGTCAAGCCAAGCGCACCAGGCTCTTGCCAATACAATGTCTTAAAAGGTACTGGCTGTGGACTACACGTCAACATCACCACCTTGACAGGCCGATGAACAGCGCATACACAGGCGAACAACTCGCTATTATCAACAGTAAAGCAGACATCAACAGCACCAGTCCCAGAACCACGTTTCAATACGATCGAACCCCACGTTGAACGACAACCTTTCATCGAATACGTCAAACAACCATTGGTAGCAGGATAAGAAAGCATCAAATCAACAATATACCATGAAGGCTTAAAACCCAAAACCAAATACTCATGGTCGTGAGCAGGCATTCGATTGCCACTAGAAATCAGATTCGGGACATCAGATATATGGTACACGTGTTGAAACCTTGACTCAGCTTCAACCCGGTCGTCTTCATGTGTAATAAAACAACACAATTTGGCCAAATTATCAAAACAGGACATTTCAACGTCGGGTTTGCAAACAGGTTGAACATTCTTCGGCTTCAAATAACCATCGACATTCGTCTCGTTCGCCACCTTGTACATTTCGACAGCCTCATTCGAAACTTCAAGACTTGGAATGAAAGCCAAACTCAAAACGTCTTGCCAGGTTGGCACTGCATCAGGGCCGCCCAACGCAAAAATCGTTGGACCTGCCAGACATGTTACACCAAGCAACGCCAAGATCGACAACGGCACCACAAGAGCTAGCACTGCGACAATAGAAGCGCCAGCAATGAAACCTAAAACGACAATATCACCGCCATACTTTTGCTCAGACCGTATCGAAAAAGCTGCTGTTTGGCAGTTCCTCAAGCCAGTGTAGGCAACGCCATCAAAACTCATGACTTTCTTCACCAACTCATCCCAACGATCTTTCGTCAGTGCGGTAGGAATCGAAAACAAAGTTTTAGTTTTGGCATATGTTCTGACGTACGACCGGCAACGTGGGAACCCATCCTTAAGGGTGACACCAACACCAGTATAATATTGCCCATCTGTAAAATCTACATGCACAAAAGGCAACCAACTATGTTCAAGGCTCGAAAATCGCATCATAATCCTATCGTCATGATCGCACCATGGGTCTACTGAATCAATAAGCCCCATCGTGAGATAATGGAGCATGTCAGCCCACCAATACCGACGCATCAAATCATATAACAAAACCAAGGGCACCGTGACAACAGGTCCACAGCATCCAAGCACAAAAGACCAAGTAGTACTCGTACTGATTTGCCAGATACCATAAAAGAAAAGTGTGATTCCTTTACATACAGCAGAAGGCAAGTCACGGGCACGTAATTTACGATAGCAGTACGCCACACTCACAATGATCACGATTCGCCAATAAAGGGACAAGTCAATTTTAAACCCGGATACGATAACCACAGTGATAGCTTCCGGAACGGTCCTGCTAGCCAACAAGTCTGGCAACATGGACCACAGCCAGTCGAAGAATACGTATAAAACGAATCCAAAACGCGACAATTCCGTAAACTGGTACATTGTAACAGCCATGACCACTGAAATGTCCAGAAGACAAACTTTAAACATCAAGCATAATCGTTGAGGCACACTCAGGGGCTTCATAAGACCATACCAGAACCAAAAATGATTGTGCTGAAATGTGAAATCCGGATCACTCACATAATCGCGATCCAAAAAACGATCCGCTGAAGTTACAAGGCAACCACAACTAGCGGCCGTGGCCATTGTACCCGCTCCACCATGGCACACAACATGCTCATAATCGGCCATCATCTCTGCATGATTTGTACGGTCATCATATTGGTACACGCTATTGGGTCGTGTCGACCACACATCAAGTATGTCCACATCAGCAAGGTAAGGTTCGGCGTGACTGCTACTACCCATGGCTATCAAGTACTTACGTTTACCAGCATTTGGTCTCTTTGTAAGTAAATTTAAACCATCACAAGAACGAGGGGCACAACCATCAAACGATCCGACACGGATGTCCGGACAGTTCACAGCAGTGATTCCAGTGACCAACCAATTAAACAATTTACCAAATTGTTTTTCCGATGACAACAAACGAAACTGTAATAACTGACTAGGTGGCGGTGCTAAGTCAAACGTAACAACATCACGCAAATGACCAACGCCACCCAGGGGTGCAATTGCAACACAATTGTCCTTCTTGACCCAATCATGCAACGGACCAACCAAACTCGTCAAGTAACGCGAACTTTTATAAAATTCAAATTGCTCCACATGTTTCAACGCTTGCAAACCCTCAACCGGAGTCAAACAGTCGTGTTGATCGCACATGACACCCGCTTTATTCAACAGGCGTACATAGTACTTCATAGGTGTCACGTCACCACGAGTGCCAAAAGTAAACACCCGAAACGCTGGTAATGCGCAAAATGAAAACAAATAATCGACAACACTATATAAGCAATCAAGTACCATGTCAACTACTGAGCCAGCACCAACTTGGAAATCATTCGAGAGCGCATCCCATCTGGGCGATCCGACATAATCAGACCCATAAGGACTTATATGAATGATGGCACCATGACGACGATACCGTAACGGCGCACACCGCATTGGTGCAGTCTTCAGTTCAAGACGTATTTCTCGCATCGTTGGATACATACCCAGATCACGACCATCAGCAAACAAAAACATGTAACACTTGCCTGGTTGCAACCATGGGAATACAATACAAAACTGTGCGGCCATCCAACGGATCACAGGTCCAATATTCAGACAAAAACCAACGAACAAGAACAGGTTACCAAAAGTCAAATAACCGCCAACTGGACGGTCAAGGTATGTCTTAGGCAACAACCAATTGTGGGGCGGACCAACAAGATGAATGAACTCAGGATCTTGACCGGTTGCACCTTTCCGAATAGGCCCGATAGGACCACCAGGGTCACCAGGGCCCGGATATGCAACATGCAGTTTATTACACCATGTTGTCACAACAAGTCCACTACGGACATTTTCGGGTTCACGCAAAACCTCAAGCATAACCTTGGCGAAAATTGGGTAATACCCAAGATCAGGCGGGCACAAAAACAAACGCCGATAACAAAGGCCAGGAATACTGGACAACAAATCGACACCAAAAAACCTAACATCATGCATGGCGCGGTAACCTATCCACGTAACGCCAATCAAAGCAAAAGTAAGCATGCGCTCTGCCACTTTTGCGGATAAAGATGTATCACTTGCTTCAATACAACACAAACAAGTAAACATAACCATCGCGAATAAAATTCGGGAGCTGGATTTAAGCTCCTGGGAATTAGATCTTAAAAGATCTGGTTTAAACCCTATTTCACCATTTAAAACAGTATCCAACAAACCCATCATTGTAATGTGATTCGGCCGGCACCTTCTTAAAATCAAAAGTTGACGGGAAGGGCGAACCTTCCAAATATAAAATTTTGAGAGTGAAATGTCTCCTAAGCTGTTACACTGACCGAGACCTCTCATATTGGTGAATGAGAAAATAAAGATTACGAAAGTAATATAACTTTCGAACTAAAATCTATAAGGACAAAGTATCTCCTAAGCTGTTACACTGACCGAGAATATTTCATAATTTAATTGTTTTAAGGGTCCGTCTCATCCACGGATTTGGGTTTAGAATATTTAAGGTACTTCTAGAAAACCTGGCCGATTCGTCCGCGACTCCACGTCACTGGGGATCACACTCCAGCCCGGGCCCAATTACAACCGGTGTATCAATACCGGTTGTGAAAGCTGTAACACACTTTCACATTTTTGTTTACACCTCTTCAATACAACTGAATCCTATTCAGTTTGGGACATTCAAGCTCCCAGCATTCCTTTATTAAATCAATGCACCACTCAGGTCGTCCACGCACAAAGTACAGGACCAAATTGAAATCTATTCTGATATATTAAAAGAGTCCATATCGAACTAGCAACTCTAAAAGACGTTACTTAGTTCGAACACAAGCCTACAAGGCTGATACTCAATATGATTTCGCAATCTCCGGCAAAGCCAGAGACCAAATCACAATCTGCACAATCATTTTATCATTTTAAAGATCTTATTATTTTAATTTTATTTCAAATTTTATTATTTTTGTAGCTTCATATCGGATAAAACCCGAATGAATTTTAAATATTTTATTATTTTTATTTATTTTAAAATTTTATTATTTTTATATTTTCACACCGGAAACAACCAGGTGAAATTAAAGATTTTATTATTTTTAAATTTTAGAATTATTTTGATCTAATCAAAATGAACACAATATCGCTTCACGCGAAAACACCATTACGAAACAGTCAGAAGACTGCTGTTACTATTACAGGTCAATCAAGAGAGGAGGGGGAAACCCCTCTCAAAAGACCATAGATA